ATAAATCTGAGGTCCTCTAACATATATTTCTTCAAAAGTTAGACCTTCAAAGAAAAATCTTTTTCCAGGTGGTTTTAAAAAAGAATGAAAATTATCAGGGAAAACAGTCTCATCAGTTTCATAAAACAATTCTTGTGCTGTTTCATTTGGTGATTGAAAAACAGCAGCAGCATTAATGTCATCAGCCCAATCAGGACCATCAACAGAAAAAATATTATAATTTAACTCACCATTTACAAGTTCAAACCAAGTTTTAGTTAAATCTTCATTATTTGTATTAAAAACAATATCTTTTAATTTAATACCAATATCTGGAGTAGTATGATAACCTGTATTAACTTGTGTGTATTTAGTATGGAATAAATCACCATTTTTTGTTATTGCTTCACCAGCAATTAATATTTTTAATACTGAATTTATTTCACCTTGTCCTAATACTTGTATAGCCCAGTAATCATTGTTAATTGAACCATTTAAAACTTCATTTGTTTCTCTCCAAATAACAGTAGAACCAACTCTATTAAGTCCATAAATTAAAGGAACAACATTAGTATTTTCTTCAAGTGTATCTAATTGTTTTCCACTACTTCTTCCAACTCTATCAAGTTCAGACATAGTTTCAGGTTTCTTACCTAATAACATATTACCCAAAGTATTAACAATGTTAAATGTTTGTAGTGCTGCCATACCAGTTGTATTACCAGACTGTTCTAACCAACCTCTTGCTTTATCCATACTCATTTAATAAATTCCTTTTTTTTTAATAATTTCTATTTTTTCCCCAAAACACTGCACCGTCTTGAGCTACTGTATCAATAATAGTGGTAAATTCTTTTTGATCAAACCATCTATTAGGAGAAGGGTTTTGCCACCTATTAAATAAACTGTTAATATTACAACTTATATTAGTTTCAGACGCTGCAAAATTATCTATTAAACCCCAAAATAATATCTCTATATCTTTATCTTCTATTGCTATATTATCAACATTAAAACAAGGAAAACCTTCACTCATTAAATCAATTGTATCATTCGGGTTATAATATATTCTTGTAATATAACATTTATTATTTCTCCATTCTTGAGTGATACCAACTTTTGAAAGTGAAATAGGAACATTATTTATATCAATAGAGACAGCACTATTAGACATATCAGAACTATTTTGCATTCCATCAAAAGTTGTATTAAGTGGATTCCAATATTCATCGTTATACTTTGAAATAATATCATTATCTGTAATCCTAATTGTATCAACTAAATTACCATCAAAATCCTTTATTTCAAAAGAAAGAAGATGAAAAAAAGATGTTGAATGATTAGACCTTGTATTATTACTAATCTGTTTCATTTTTTACCTCTATAACTTCCATTTTTACATTATATAAATCAAAAGTGTTTTTTTCATATGAAAAACTATCATTGACTAATCTACTGTTAAATACTATACCATAATCTTCAATAAAATAATTCAATTTTACAACATAATCATCTTGTTCTATTAAATAATCTCTAACAACATAAATATTCTCATCAATATAATCACTTTGATTTTCTATATAAAAATCATATAATTTTGGAATACCAAGTGCAGGACAACCAAAAGTTTTTTTAAGATTATTTCTATAAAAGTTTCTTAATTCTAATAATCCTTCTTCTTTTACTAAAAAATTAAAACTTATTATTTTTAATAATCCGTTCTTATCTTTGTTAAAACGATTAGTAAGTATATTATTATTTAAGTAATTATGACTTATATTAGTTAAACAATTATTTTCAATTAAATCAATAAAATCCCTATTGGTAGAAGTAGTAATATTATAAGAAGAATTCATTTCATATTGTTCTTGGTAATCTTCAAAATTAAAAAATAAAGAACTAACTACACTAACATAACCAGAAAAAAGAGGTTTAGAAATAGAAGAACCAGGACTTATTTCAAAAGAAAATTCTTCAAATCGAAAAACATTAGTCTCAACTTCCCTTGTATCAATACCAGAAGGGAAAACAATTTTAAAAACATTAGTATTATTTTGTTCATATTTAGTTCTTAAAACTTCATATTCAGTTAAAGATAAACCTTTATAACTTATAGTTATTTGATATTCTGGAATATTATTAAGGAAGTTTTGTTGTTCTGTTCCATCATCAAAATAAACAACATTACTATAATTAAGAAACTCATTTATTTTATAATTCCAAGTTATATCATTATTTAATAATAAAGAAGTTAAATCTTTCATATTAGCAGGGTTAAAACTCATTTTATTTTCCTTTTGAAACTATATTTTTTCTAATAGAACCATTATTATTAATAGAGTTATTAACAGTATTTTCAATAACTTTTTTACCGTGTTTATGAAGATAAGAAGCGAACCCATTAGCATCCATAGCACTAATATTAATATTAACATTAGAATTTACAGCTCCCCCACCATTTTCATTAATTTTTTCACCTCTATTAATTTTTTCTAAAACTTTTTTATTTTGTCTAACACCAGACCTATTAATAACTGCTTCGCCTGCCTGCAATTTAGCCAGACGCTCATCACTTCTAAAACTACCAGAATGATGAGTAGGAATATGACCTGCATGAAAAGTAGGTAAAACACCACCACCACCAGAAGCACCAACCATCCAATTATATGCAGAATCAATAGCACCACCAACATTTCTTCTCCCAGCACTATCTTTTGAACCTAAAGCAGAAAATATATTTTGAATACCTTTAAAAAAGTCATTTATAACATCTAAACTATCATTTGCTGTTTGTGTTGTATTTATAATTTGTTCTTCATTTATTTGTTTTATTCTTTCATTATAAGCATCAGTGATAGCAGCCTTTTGTTCTTCGTTATCTTTATGTAATTCTAATAATTTATTATATTTTTCAGTTTCATCAAGTATTCTTTTTTCATTTAAAGTTGCATAAGTATCTATTAAATATTCATTAAAAGATTTTTCTTTTTGATGTGCTTCTTTTCTTATTTTTTCTAATTCAGATTGTTTTAATGATTCTAATTCTAATTCAATAAGATTTTTTCTTTTAACATATTCTTCCCAACTTGTAGAAGTTTTAAGAAGGTTGGCAAGTTCATTATCAAGCGCCCATTTTTTATATTCATATTCAGATAAAGTTAATTTTTTTATTTTATCTGTTAATCTTGATAATATTTTAAATTTTTTATCAGCAAATTCTTCTATTTTTCCAGTATCAACTTCACCAGGATCAGCAATTGTTTTGTTGTCTTGACTATCAAAAAACCCTTTATTTATTTCACCTTGACCCCCATATTTTTGTTGGAATAAAGAACCATTACCTGTTTTTGCTTCTAAAACTTTTTTATCACTTTTTGTTTTTTGTTGTTCTACTAATCTTTTAATTATTGCATCTGTTTTTATTTTTTCAGCATCAACATATATTTTACCATTTTTTATTATTTCGTTTCTTTCTTCTTTAAGTTGTTTTAATGTTTCTTGATGTGTTTTTTCTCTATTTCTAGCAATATCAACAATGTTTTTTTGCATTTTTTTACTATTAAAATCTATAACCTTATTATCTAATTCTGCTTGAACGGAGTCATAGTCATTTCCAGGCATAGCAGCCTTAGCCCAGTTAGTAGCCTTTTTAGCAGAAGCTACGATTTTATCAATACCTGCAACAAGACCAACAAACATATTTCCAAAAGAACTTGAAACAGCCTGTGATAATAATTCAAAACCAACTTGAACATCAATCCAGAAAATTTTAAATCCATTAGATGCTTGAACTAAATAAGGGTTAAGTTGTGTTAAAACCATTTGAATAGCAGTTAAATAACTTGTTATAGCATTAAGACCAGTAGTAATAGCACCAAACCCAGAAAAAGCAGAGAAAAACTCAATAGCCCTTTCTTTTATTTCAGTCCAAGCGTTTCCCATTCTATGTAATTTAGCAGTTAAAGAATTAACTGCTTTAATTGATTTAGAACCATAAGCGTTTTGAACTTCATTTGCAAGTTTTGGTAATAAATCTTCTGCAAGAACTTTACCTTGGTCTAACATTTTATTTAGTTCAGATTGTGTTACTCCCATAGCATCAGCAGCCATTTTAAAAGCACCAGGAAGATTTTCCCCAAGTTGTCCTCTTAATTCTTCAGCTTGAACATTACCTTTAGAAATCATTTGTTCCAGAGCTCTAAAAACCCTCTGTGTTCCATCAGCACTT